CGTATTGTGCCGTCCTCTGATATGTCGCCTGTATCTACGCCGCCGAACGGAGATATAGATACTGTAGGATAACTTATCTGGTTTCCTTGCTTTACTACATTGCCGCCTACACCTATAACTAAAGAGGCGGCTGTGGTTGCTTCTATTAACTCTGACTTAGTTAACTGGTACTTTATTTTCGTTCCGGCAGGCCATATATGCCGCACGTCTACTTCTATTCTACGCGCTAACCGTACCACGTTTGGTGCTGACAGCCCTAACACCTTTACTGGTTCCAGTCCGCCTATTACTAAGTACCCATGATCAGTGCCCAGAATATTATTCAAATAGGTCCATGTAGCTGGGTCTACTTTAGCGATAGAGTCATTTACTTGCATGTTCTGCGCAAGTGTTCCATTGACTAAATAAGGGCGGATCATAGTCTCTCTGCCTGCATCTTAAATTGCATTCTATAGATTGCGCTCATATCCGTACGCACTAAAGTAGCATGTACACTTGCGCGTAATAGATACTCTGTATTGTATCGATCACGCTGACGTATGTAATACAAGTTTTCGTTTCGGGTATAGAAGATCAAAACGTCAGAGAGATTAGACTCTAATGTTCTGCGGTCGTCGAACGCCACTGTACATGATGTAACATCAGCGGGTAAAAGGCTAGTCACCATGCTGTGGCTTACAGTATCGAACCACCAAAAATACCACTGGCTCCCTTTCAGGTACGCTACCATAGGGTTCATGTTCTGGTCGAACGTGCCCCTTACGATAGAGATAGTATCATCGGTAGTGAAGAGTAGTGTCGGTCCCGTTGTGTTAGGGGCCTGTACATAAACCTGCTTACCGACTGCCGTAAACTCCCATATCTGGTATTGCAGTCCGGCCGAGTTATCATTTAGGGCTATACCGCCTAAGTCGTAGTCTATCAACGGCTGCGGGTCCGGTTGATCCGGACCGAGCCAAGCATAGTAGATTGCTACTTGAGACAACGAGTTTAGTGGAAGTGCCATTATCCTGTAAACCTACCCCAAACAAGTCTGAAGTTAACACTAAGCTGTTGAGCATTTGTTTTAACGATGGGGGATGTAAGCTGTCCGAACTGGTAGCTCCACATGTGCCCATTAAACGTGAATCCTTGGATCGTGCCTACAGCAGCAGAAGTAGGGAAATTGTATCCTGCATCCGCGTAACATGTTCCGGTTACCGCAATATCGTTTACAAACTGTATCCAGTTAGGCGCTGCGGTTACAAAACCTAAACTTCCGGACATATTCCCGTTTAGTGGGTCTGCTAGCGTCCCGCTTGAAAACATCTCTACCCTATGTGCTGGGCCGCCTGAATTTACGTCTACGACCAATGCCTGAGGCGTAGACCCATGATAAGTCCTGTATACGCCATCAATCCTGTTCCCATTTAGATTGAAATTAAACGCGTGATCAGCAACGTCTACATAGAAACGTAGTTCCCATGTAACGGTGAGGACTTCATCGCTAAGTACGGTAATAGAGGTTGGATTACCGTTATCGTCAAGGATGAGGGAGCGACTAGCCATATCTCCATTGACATTACCTCCGTAGGGAAACACACCCACTTCGGTGAGGTTACCTGTAGCAGAGCCTACGGCAAACACGTAATTTGCTCTATAATACCAGTATGCTGGTACTGTACCTACCTTGGCTACATATCCAGTAGTAGTAGTGTTTAAGCCCGCCGTAGCACGCAAAGACCCTAGTGCGGTATCCGATACTTGTGGAGTGGCATTGCCGGTCCCTACTGCACAGTTACCCGCTAAGTTACCGCCGGGCGTGAAGGTGTGGCTTAGCAACCAATACTGTACAAGTCCGCGATCAGTGATTACATTTTTCTGTGGTTTAGTCTTAAATCGTACCTTACCCGTTCTGGCTTTAGTTAATTCAAAACTATACAATCCCTCCAAGCCTGTGCCTAGAGAGATAATATTTTCTTCCCTGTTAAACTGTTCGGGTAGTATGATTCTGCCCATTATGTCGTAGTCCAATTAAGCGGAGTTATTTGTCTATTGATATATTTTTCTAGGCCGTTATTATACGCCACGGCTGAACCGTACAAAGTCATTATAAGCGGATACATGATCGGTTGGAAGTATCCATCGTGACCCGAGAATCCGCCTACCGATCCAGATGCTACCCAATCGTTTACTTTTATGGTCGGGCTTACGTAGCGCTCGAATGCACTGAATCCACCCGCACGTCCGAACATGTTCCAGTCATTTACTCCCATGAGCCTTTGGAAGTATCTTTCACTACCTAGTGGTTGCTGTAATATGTTCCACGGGCTGTGACTGATATCGAGCGGTGGTATATTATTTCCATTATTATCTTTCGGGCTAGGAGTTATCCTATCGAACGACTCCATACCGTAGATCATGCTAGTCAAGTAGAATATCGGTCCGGGAATTCGGGGTGCGCCAGTCAGTGAACCGTCGCAGCACCCAAACATTTCAGACTTATCTTGTATGACTAAGCTATTGTCCTCCGTGTACGTTGTGATACCGCCCAGCGTTATAGCTTCTATTTCCGGCAGTCCCACAGCCCACTTATTGTTTGTATGCGACACCGTAGCTTTACCCGTGCCATCTGCATACATAGTGAAGGTGGATATAACTACTGCGGCTCTAATCTCGGCACTAGTAAGCTTATAAATTATTCTTGTACCTAAAGGGAATCCTTGACGTACTGTGCCATCCTGTGCTCTGTCTACGTGCAGCCCAGAGTTATCACGGCTTATCTTGACTACCTCTAGCTTGTCCTGTGATACTAGTGTTAAGTAGCAGTAGTCACCTATATTTATGTTAGCAGTAAGCAACGCGGCGGTATTCGCATCGACTGCGATATCCTCCGACGCTATATCTAGTGGTTCAAGTAACTGCCCATTGGCTAGATACAGTCTCTTAATCACAACAGCCGCTTACCAAAGGTGCTGACAAGATGAAATTAGGGAATTCACCGCCCACCAAAACTTTATCGGAATCTGACACGATACTCACTGGTGGTGCGTAGATGGTGTAGTTATTCGGAGAATTCTTAGTTACTGTAACCATTCCACCGCCAGTGATGGTTATCTGTCCCAACATTCTCTCGTTAATCATGTTGGATATAGCAGAGTCACCCATCACAAATTCCACTGACGTCCCCACTCCGAATGCTTGGGCTAGCGTGCCATCTTGGGCTCTTACTACAGCTACTGTATTGCCTACGAAACCGTTAGTCCGTACGATTTCATATGTGGTAGACGTTTTTATAATTAAGTACGTGTAGTCTGTACCCTTAAGTCCGATGCGCAGCTTTGCCAGCATTTCGTCGTCAACAGTGATGGCCGCCGCAAACGTAGTCAGGGCGACCTCTAACTCACCGTATAAACCGTATAGACTCTTAAACATTGCTGCCCACCATCATGGTTTCTTTCTTGTCGTACACTAGGTACGAGTGAGCCACGTACACGCCTAGATAGTAAAAGTCGGCTCTGTATCTGCCACCGTCTTGAATGAATAACTGGTCGTCAAATACGAATGAAAACTTATTCCGACGCTGGTCTAATGGAGTGTAAACTACTAGATCAATCGCCGTACTATCCGCTGGACCCGTGTAGTAGGGAGGGATGTTATACGGCGAGATATAATCTGGCGGCATGTTCAGCGAGTCGCTAACTAGCGGCGGGTCTTTGTTCGTCGTGCTCGCCCACACTCGATACACCTGCACTCGCGTTTCGCCAGCAGGTACGACTGAAGCGAAGTCGAATCCGTCTACTATTAAGTAGAAGAATGGGTTCTTCTTACTGACAATCGGATAGGGAATCTTCATAGGATTCGAACTGGTTTCATGGAAGTGCTGTCAATCTTGCGGTTGGATGAGCTAAGCGCTCGCGCCGATAGCAGCATCCTCTCGTAGTCTAGCTCGTATTTGCGCGCCAGTACAGGGCTTGTCCAATCTTTTCCCGGTATAACTAATGCGTCTGCCACCACGCCTCGGCCTATATCCTGCCCGAAAGGAAGCGCTACACTCGCAGGCATATAATCGATACATGCTTTCGGGAGTAAGTTGACGAACACCTTTAGTCCATCGTGTCTGTCTACGCTAGGCGTATTATGCAACCTAATGCAGTTGTTATCCATAACATCGAAGTCAGTCTTGACTTGTGTACGCTGCATACCGTACCAGTAGTATCCGTGATGCCCGCCATCAATACCTACGATGCTGTACACTTCGTGGTCCTGTGGTGGCACAAGATAGTAGTCCTTTACACCTGACTGATAATCCATGACAATCTCGCACGCTAACATACGAGTACGGCGCGCAAAATCGATATACTTCTGGCGCAGCAAGTCCATTGCAAAGGCTTCAGGTAACTTCGGCACAAATGGAGCTACGTGCCTAAGCAGGTTACGCAGAGGCACGCTATCGTCGTAGTTCAACGAGGTAAAGTTAGGGAGGTTCACGTACCGGCCCTCGGGTCGCCTGTCCCACGCTTACCTTCCCAGTAACCGGAACCGTAGCGCGAAGACTGCTTATAATTAATCCCCAGCACAGAGTAGAATCGCTGGAAGTGTGCTTGGCTCTGGGTCTGCGAGGATACAGATTCCATGTTGAGGCCAAGGGCTTTGCCGAGAATAAAGTCCATCAAGGCATTAATATATTTGGGCGGTACATTGTGCTGTGAGTCCCAATCGCTTAGAGCAAACTGGGGTACTGCACCGTCCACACTAACGGTCACCACTGGCGCCATGCCAACGGGCACGGCAGGCTCAATGATGAAGTTACGGGGGTTTTCTTTCTTAACCACGTAGGATGTGGCCTTGTATACGGGTGATCCGCCTACGAACGCGATGGTCGGAGGGCAGATATCGTACATCGCGAAACTGTCAGCTACGTCCTGATCCATTTCTGTGACCGGCGTGCCGTCTTGATTGCCTGTGACAGCTATGATTCTAGCTGTACCATCTATGCTCTGCTCACGCCCCGGCTTTAGCGTGACCATAATCTCCTTGGTAAAGTCGTCGGGGAAATACGTCCCGATTTCTGCAAGCCCAAGATTCATATAGTCCAAAAGCAAACCGCGCCCCCAACGAGTGAAGGCGCGGTTATACCGTTGGTCGTTTAGCTGGGAAGATGCGTGAGTGAGATACTGACCTACGGTATTCATTTCTCACTCCTTAAATGCATCTACTTACTTCGGAGCCGTTTCCGGATTATCCTTCGATTCTGCCGGGTCCGGATTTTCCTTGGTAGCGTCGGGCTTGTCAGCCGGTGGCTCTACCTTGGTCGGGTCCGCTTTCTTCTCAGGTTCCGGAGCCTTGTCCGCCTTCTTTTTCGACGGGTTAGGCACATGAGGTTCGAAGTTCCCGTTCTGTTCCAGATAGCGCTCGGACAAATAAATCTGGCCGGTACGCTTATCCCGAAGATAGACCTTGTCTTCTTCGTACTGATTATCGGTCATCATTGCACCTTAGAAGTTGACGGCGATATTCTCGCGGGCTTGTGCGATCATCAACGTGTAGTTCAGGCGAAGGTTGCCGAAACCAGCCAGACCAGCCGTAGCCTTTGTAGCCAGCACCAACTGGGCCATATCCGGGACCAGAATCGCCTGTGCGGTAGCCAGTGACATTGGGCCATTGGCCGTGACCCACGCACCATTCGGAGCGGCGAACCGTCCGGCAGCTACAGTAAGGTCAACCGCGACACCCGCACCTGCTGCACCGCCGAACGCTGCACCCGAAGCCGTGGCAAGCGAAGCGGTGATGGCACCACCGTCTGCCGCTCGTTCAACTTCGAAGTACGCACCGAGTAACAGGCAACCACGCGGGATGAACACGAGATTGAGGGTATCGGTAGCGGCAATGGTGTTGTTATTAACGTAGTTCCGCAGCGCGTGGTCGTTCTTGAAGTCCAGCACACGACGGAGCATCGCATACGGCGTACCGTAATGCTGTGCCAAGTCGATGTTCTGGAGCTTTGCATCGCTGTTGAGGAACGTATAGCTGGGGAACTGCGTACGCTGGTAATTGCTTACCGCCGGACCACCTTCCCAAAGCTGATGGGTTGCCATTTCTTATTTCTCCTATTCTCAGGTCGTGCTGAAGGTGGCGTAGAGGTGAACCAGTGCATCCGGGTACAGAACCTTGAAGCCGTACACCGAGAGACCCTGATAGTAGTTCGCCCAGTCATCCTTGTCCGTAACAACGCGGCTATCTTCGATCTGTGCCGCGAAGGCGGTTGCCATCTTCACACCAGCAACGATGTGGTACGCACGGTTACCGCCGTCCATCACGCTCGGGACGTTCTGCGATTCGAGAATCGTGAATCCGGCCACGAGGTCGGGCAGCTTACCGTTAACCATCGGGCTACCGTTGAGACCCGTCGCATACGCAAGGCGCAGTTCCGAATTCTTCAGTACGGTAAGTCCGGCGGACGGCAGTACGATGAAGCGACCTTCACGCGGGGCCAGTGCTTCGTCCAACACCTGCTGAATCTGTGACAGCACCAGCACGGCATTAGCGGAGGTAATGGCAACCGGCGTGCCAGTAACACCGAGGTTAATGTTCTTGGACACGAGACCCGCAGTAGCGCCCTGATTGTAGGCGGCAACGCTGGTCCACATTTCCGTCATCAACTGCGGATCGATAGCACGGGTCAGTTCGTAACCCGCAGACTTCAGGAACGCCGCCTTCCAGCGGTCGAAGTTCTGAATCTGCTTCTCGTCGATGTGGTTCATCTTGATCGAGAAGGTCTTGGCGAAGTCGATGGTCATCGTGACCGGTTCGCCGTCGATCGTATCGTGGATGATCTTACCGTTCTTATCGTAGTCCCGAACGATAACCTTCGGTTCACGCATGAAGGTAATCTGGTCACCGCCCTTGTTCAGGTCGCCAGTATACTCCGTGGTGGAGATATCGCTGTAGACCGTGGTGGTGTAAAACCGTTCCAGCAAGTCCATGCGGAACAGCGGGGTGATAAGGCTATTGCTATACTGCGGGTAGCCACTTGCGGCAGGGACGGCCATTTCTTATTTCTCCGTTTCTTATTTATCGTAATCGACGCGGCCTTCGCTTTCTGCCTTGTCGTATTCAGCTTTGATTTTCTCGTACTCTTCGAAGCTGATATCCTTATTGATGTACTTCTTGCTTGCTTCCTTTCGCTTGCTAAATGGCAGCATCTTCGGGCCCGTCTCAACTTCCAGCCCGTCTCCACCGCTACCACCGCTCGGCATACCACCTTCATATCCCGAAGCAGCGGCAGGTTTACCTACGCCGTACTTCTGCTTGAACGTGTCAAACACTCGCACCATGCCGTCTACATATTCCCTAGCCAGCATGTTCTGAATTACTACGGCCCACGTATCGCCGGTGATCGGGTCAGTGCTTTCGGTGAAGTCATGCCAGTATTTATGGTTAACGCATTCATCGAATTCCGGAACCTTCGCGCGTACCTGATCGGTGTAGCTGCGTGCCTTTACGCCGCTTGCCGTCTTGGATGCGCCTTCGGCAACACTCTTGACGCCATCGATCTGTGCTTCCAACGTGTCTACACGTGCCATCAACTTAGGTAGAGTGGTGTTCAGGACTTCCTGCACAACCTTTGCGATGTAGCTCTTGCTCTCACCGTAGTCTTTGGTTTCTTCGTCTGTGAAGGTAACCGGCGTGGGCTCCCACGATTCCACCTGTGCCGCTGCCGGAGGGGCGCTGCGCCGGGGGGTAGGACTACCCTTAGAGGCGTCGAGAAGCTCTGTCAAGCGCTGATTGAGGGCCTCCACGTCCCCGGCCAGTGCATCGGCCCGAGCCTCGGCACGCTTGGCCTTTCCTTCCAAGGCTTGCAGGCCATTAAACTCTTCACGGCTAATGGTGACATTAGTCTGGGATTGCGGTAAATCTGACGCAGGTGCCGGAGCAGGAGAAGCAGCCGGTACCGGAGCAGGCGTCGGGTTGGACCCATCACCAGTGGGCGTTGCTTCTAGAGCGGCACGACGAGCCTGCATCGAGGCAGGCAGCGCGGATACATTATCAGCCATTACGAGGTTCCTTCATCTGTTCGAGGATTTTGATAAACGCCTGCGCTTCAAGGGCTCTCCCCCTAAGCTCTTTGTATTGACCTTCACTACAGCTAAGTAGTTCGTCTTTCAGTTGTTCTAGTCTTGCCTTCCAATACGCATACAGGGGTCGATTGACCCCTGTAGCGCAAGCTCGTCTTACATCGTCAATTAACTCAGGCTTCATGGACATATTAATCCGAAGTCGTGAAACCCGCACGGTTCTTAGCGGGCTGCGGAACCTTAGCCGGACCAAAGCCTACACGGCCCGGACCCTTCCCACCACCTGCCGGACTACCCGGACCCTTACCCGGCGAAGCAATAGTCTGTGACAAACCCAGCTTACCCGGCTTTACATTGCTCGTCTCTTCGCGGAAGCTGCTGCCGAAACCGCAGTAGCCCTGCGCACCCGGATTACCCATCTTACTCGTGCTCATATTAATCACCTTATGCTAGGTTTGCTTGTTGCGGGATCGGGGCCAGATTAGGCGGTGTCTGCGGTGGCTGGCTCTGCGGGGGTAACGGCTGGGGCGTACTTGTGCCCCGGTTGAACGCTTGAGTCTGACTGCCCAGTAGGCTCGCCAAGTCCTGTACCTGCGAGGCTTGG